AGCCAAAGACTTCCTTCCAGAAAAACCAGATCCAAAAGGCGTTTATAAAGGCGTTGCGGACTATGGTACTGACTTTTCTGATAAGCTGGTCAAAACATTCGGCGGTGATAATAAGTTATCAAACATACAGAAACCAACAGGTGGTGATAGACTACGTAATTTAGTCGGACTTGGCAAGGACAAACCTTCCAGTTCTAGTAGCAAAGATAATGCTAAAGCACCAGAAAAGAATACAAAAGCACCGGCGCCTACTCCGGAGCCTGCACAAAAACTACCAAGACAAGAAGACGTAAAACCTGGATCAGCATATAGTGATGGCAAAGTTACTTGGACATTTGACGGTACTAAATGGTCAGATGGTAAGAATATGCTTGATAGCAAAACAGGTTACAGAAATTTCGTCGTTGCCCTACAAAAAGGCAAGGCAATCCAAGCCTAGCATAAATACATTATAAATTAACATAACGAGGAGTTCTATGGCCTTTCTAGTCCATAACATACCACCCGTCGAAGTATTCGTTAAAAAAGAATACCTATATGATCTGCAAAAAGGTCACGGAGAGTTTACTCCTGGAATATGGATTTCAATTAGAAGTATAATGGGCAAGGCTTTGTATGTTGAAACATTACTAACAGAGTATGGTGCTTTATATGATAAACTTCCTTTGTCAGCATTTGTCTGGAAAACAGACATTAATCCAGAAGACCAATTACCACTAGATACGTTACAGATATGGGATTGTTTTGATTATGATATTACAGTAATTAAAAAACCTATGTTAGCAGACTGTGAGTTCTTTGGCAAGGATAAAAAGATGCACAAGGGCGAGTATATGTTTACACTCGACACGTGTCATTCACAACATTCAACTCTTAATGTTAATTTTTCAGAACACGATCCGGAACACAAATCATTTAATTTTATTAAAATGAACAATGGTCAGTTTGCCGCACAGCCAAACAACAGAGTTATATTCACAGACCAAAGTCTTGTGATCGGTGATCGTAAAATGCCAGACTTCAAAGTATGTACACAAAATTATACAGTAGAAAATAATCCAAAGTGGTCCGTCGGACATACTGACGAGTGGCAATATAAATCAAAGGACGAGGAAGAGATTGGATCAAGCAAAACGTAAAGATGCTTACCGAGTTTTTTGGATAGTCAAAGGACATTTCAACGCAACCGAATCATGTATATTAGATTGTTATGATAGTTATTTCAAACGAGTTTGGTATAACGAAGAAGCATACATATATCTAGAAGGGTTCGAAGAAGCCTACAAAGCCACCTTAAATACTACCAAAACTTAATAAGATTAAATAGTTGTATGTTAGAACCTAACGTACAGAGTTTAGAATTCAAAGAACAAGCAGATGTTTTTACAATGGTTTATCCAGAGTTTGAAACACTTAATCCAATTCTAGATCAAAAAATTAGAGCTGAAGGTGATCAGCAATTTAGAAAAACTAATGTCCAAGCCGACATGACTAAATGGACTATGTTTGAAGATCCTGACTTTGCAAAGATAATCGATTTTGCAATTGATGTTGTTAAAGGAGGATTGGTACATAAAGAGTTAGGTACATATTCAATTACTGATTGTTGGGGAGCCGTATATAAAAAGGGAGAAAGTTGTAACCCTCATGCACACCACCCAGCAATTTGGAGTTTCGTTTATTATGTAGATGCGACACCAGAAGATGCTCCGTTGGTCTTTCCAACGAGTGGTAATGCAATATATCCAAATTCAGGACTTATGATAGTATTCCCAGGTTGGGTAACTCATAGTGTGCCACCACAAGTAAATGAAAAAGAAAGGGTTGTCATTGCAGGTAATTTAACTATTGACAGACCACAGGCTAAGAGTGTATAATAAACAAACTTATAATTTAAGGAGAATATAATGAGTGATAGAGTATATGGACAGGACGAAAAGCAAAAGCTAGAACGTCTTGTAAACGAAGGTGCTCAAGTGATGCAAGAGGTTGAGGACCTAAATACAGGTCTTAAGGATACTGTAAAAGCAGTAGCAGAAGAACTGAACATCAAACCAGCAACCATTAACAAGGCAATTAAGATTGCACACAAAGGTGACTGGCATAAAGTTGCAGATGCATTTGACGACCTAGAAACTTTGGTTGTTACTGTAGGCAAAGACAAGTAGTGAGTATCTCGTCATTTTTTAGAAAAAGCTACGAGTCGCACCCAACAGCATTTTACCTTGAAATGGTCAGTGCTATTACGGTGATTATAGGTAGTGGTATTCTTACCTATACAGTTCTTGCACCAAGGCCAGACATATTCATTCCATTTTATTGGATTGGAAGTGTTACAGGATTCTTTGGAGCATATTATAGAAGTTCAGCATGGGTTATGGTTTTAACCGCATGGTTTACTACTATGAATACCATAGCACTTTGGAAGTTATTTTTATGAAATATATGGTTGACATAGACGGAACTATCTGTTATACTGTAAACAGTAACTATGAGGAAAGTCAGCCACGTAGAGACCGCATAGAGCACCTAAACGGGCTATATGACGCAGGTAATGAGATACATTACTATACTGCAAGGGGCGGTAATTCAGGCACAGATTGGCAGGAATTTACCGTAAGACAATTAATGAATTGGGGTGTAAGAGCCACAACAATAAAAACAGGCAAACAAGTATACGATATTTGGATAGACGATAAGGCAATAAATGATAGAGAATATTTTAAACAACAAGGCATTGAAGATTGATGTTATACTAAAATGGGTAGCAACATTAATACTAATAATTGGAACTTTTATTAACGCAGGATTTCCTGAGTTATATCCAATAGGACCAGGCTTACTAGCACTAGGTGGAGCAGTTTGGTTAATAGTTTCATTTATGTGGAAAGAACCGGCGTTGATAATAACAAATGGGGTCTTGACATTAGTTGGGATTTCAGGTATAATATTAGCAACACTATGAAGAAGGCACAGTCGGCCATAAGCGACTTATTTGGTATTTGTCAGCCTCAAATGACATACAGGAGAAAAGATGAGTTACGTAGACGCACAATTCGATAGAGACCAAGATGTTATCCGTGTAGTAGAACGAAAAGACGGAAAGAGACATTTTACAGAATACCCGGTCAAATATACATTCTTTTATAAAGATGCCAGAGGCAAATACAAAAGTATCTATGGCGATCCATTAAGTAGGATTGTTGCTAGAAATACAAAACAGTTTCGCAAAGAACTTGCAATCAATCAAAACAAAGAATTATTTGAAAGTGATGTAAATCCAATATTCCAATGTTTAAGTGAACAATACTTAAATGTTGATGCTCCTAAACTAAATGTTTGCTTTTTTGATATTGAGACAGACTTTGATCCTGAAAGAGGATTTGCTGATCCTAGTGATCCTTTCATGCCAATTACTGCAATCACAGTACACTTACAATGGCTAGATAGTCTTGTAACATTTGCACTTCCGCCCAAGGGCTTAACAATGGAACAGGCAAAGAAAGAAGTAGAAGAATTCCCTAACACATACTTGTATGAAAAAGAAGGAGATATGCTAGAAGCATTTCTTGATATCATACAAGACGCAGACATACTAACAGGTTGGAACAGTGAAGGTTATGATATTCCTTATACAGTTAACCGTGTTTCAAGAGTTTTAAGTAAAGATGATACTAGACGTTTCTGTTTATGGAAACAACTTCCTAAGAAACGTGAGTATGAGAAGTATGGTAAGAAAGCTGAAACCTATGACCTAATAGGTAGAGTGCATTTAGATAGTTTAGAATTATATCGTAAATACACATATGAAGAACGACACACTTACAGACTTGACGCTATTGGCGAACTTGAGATCGGTGAAAACAAAACTGTTTACGAAGGTACACTCGATCAACTTTATAACAATGACTTCAAGACATTCATTGAGTACAACAGACAAGACGTTGCACTACTGGACAAGCTGGACAAAAAACTAAGGTTTATCGATCTTAGTAATGAACTAGCTCATGCAAATACTGTTTTGCTACAGACCACAATGGGTGCGGTAGCAGTTACAGAACAAGCAATCATTAATGAAGCACATCACAGAGGACTACAGGTTCCTAATAGGCCTAAACGTGATGAGGAAAATACTGCGGCGGCAGGTGCCTATGTGGCATTTCCTAAAAAAGGTTTACACAAATGGATAGGATCAATGGACTTGAATTCACTGTATCCATCTGTTATTAGAGCATTGAATATGGATCCAGCAACTATTGTTGGACAACTACGTCCCGAACTAACACAGGCATTTGTAGATGATCAAATGACATTACAGAAGAAGTCATTTGCAGGTGCATGGGAAGGTAAGTTCGGCACAATAGAATATGAAGCTGTCATGGAGAAGAAGAAAGATGTTAGTCTTACTGTTGACTTTGAGAATGGCGAAAGTGAAATATTAAGTGGTGCAGAAGTATACAAACTAATTTATAATAGCAATCAACCATGGATGCTTACTGCTAATGGTACTATCCTTACAAATGAATTTGATGGTGTTATTCCAGGACTATTGAAACGTTGGTATAGCGAACGTAAAGAGCTACAGGCTATGAAAGGAAAAGCCATTGATGCAGGTAATAAAACAGAAATTGCGTTTTGGGATAAACGTCAGCTAGTTAAGAAGATTAACCTAAATAGTTTATATGGTGCAATACTTAATCCAGGTTGTAGATTCTTTGATAAACGTATTGGTCAATCAACAACACTTACAGGTAGAGCTATTGCAAAGCACATGAGCGCCGAAGTTAATAAAGTTATTACAGGCAAATATGATCACGTAGGAGACAGCATTATATATGGTGATACTGACTCCGTTTATTTTAGTGCATTTCCGATATTGAAAAAAGAAATAGAAGAAGGCAAGATTCCTTGGACAAAGGATAGTGTTATAAAACTTTATGATCAAGTATGCGAAGAAGCAAACAAAACATTTGGTAAGTTTATGATGGAGGCATTCCATTGTCCAAAAAGTCGGTCGGACGTTATCGCGGCGGGTAGAGAGATTGTTGCTGAAAGCGGATTGTACATTACAAAGAAAAGATATGCGGCCTTGATATATGACAACGAAGGACAACGTACAGATGTAGATGGCAAGCCAGGTAAAGTAAAAGCCATGGGCTTGGATCTTAAACGTTCTGATACTCCTGTGTTTATGCAAGACTTCTTAAGTGAACTGCTAATGATGGTGCTACAAGAAGCAAGTGAAAAAGATATCTTAGAACGTATTAGCGAATTTAGAACAGAGTTTAAACTACGTCCTGGTTATGAGAAAGGTTCACCTAAACGTGCAAATAGAATTGGTGATTATCAACGTAAGGAACAACGTGAAGGTAAAGCAAATATGCCCGGACACGTTCGAGCAAGTATTAATTGGAACACACTTAAACGTATGAACAATGACAAGTATTCACAAGAGATTGTTGATGGTATGAAAGTTATTGTTTG